TTGGCCTCGGCTCATACCCCGATAATAACATTGGATGCATAGTGCATGTAGTCAGCACAACCAAATCGTCAGTACCCGCGCCAAGAATGACTACAACCGAGCGAAATGCTTTGAGTAATCAAGTAGGCGGCTGCATGGTCTACAACGTCACCACGAATAAACTGCAATGCCACAACGGAACTTCTTGGCAAGATTGTTTCTAATACGCCTTTTCTTGACATGAACACTATTTAATAGGAATAATAGTATTTTTAGGAGATGAATGAATGTCGAGCATGTTAGAACAGGCCATTATCGATGCCGCTGCGCTTCGAGAGGCCGCATTAAAAAATGCCGAACAATCGCTAATTGAAAAGTATGCACCTCAAATCAAAGAAGCCGTAGAGGCAATGCTAGAAAGCACCGATACTCCTGCACCCCGTCAAGTCAAATATGAAGGCCGCATTGCCCAAGTAACCACTGAAACTGATGAGCGCGGAATGATTGGTATTTCCGAGGGGGGCAAAACTTATTTGGTAAAAGAATCCGAAACACAGCCGCTTTCAGAAGAAGATCTTCTTCAAGAAGAGGAGATGGATTTGGGAGGGACAACAGACACCCCCTCAACGGAAGCATTTGATGATGTGGTTCCTTTTGCGGGTAACCCCAAGATGCAACCGGACGAATTTGTAAATTTTAGTATTAATGTGAATGCGCTTGATGGCGAAATTGACATCGATCTAGATCAATTAGAGAGCGAATTAGCTGGCGATGAAATGCCCGAAGACGATCTGGGGCTCGACATGATGGAACCAGAATTAGAAACTGGTGAAGAAGAGCTTCCAGGCCTAGAGGAAGAACCACCAGACGAAGAAGAGCCCCTGCTAGAATCAGGGGGTTCCGACGATGACTTGCAAGAATTGTTGGATCTCCTCTCAGAATATGAGGGTGATATTTTAGAAGAAGAATCTGTTGCTGATTTCCACGCTACCAAAGCCGGGTACATTACCACGGATGCGGGACATCAAACCTATGAACAAAATTTGCAACTAGGCTCAGAAGCCATCAATGAAGATGAGGAAGAGGAGGACTCCGAGGAACTCAAAGCCAAGGAAGTTGAAGAAACAGAAGGCGTTCTCTCCAATCTTTATGAAACAACCGAATTACTTAAGTCTCAAAATAAACAACTTGAGACAATCGTTTATAAATTAAACGACAAGTTAGAAGAAACTTTGCTTTCAAATGCAAAATTACTTTATCAAAACCGCACACTATGTGATGCCTCCTTGAATGAGCGACAAAAAGAAAAAATTGTCGAAGCCATTGCTAAAGCGGAGTCACCGAAAGAAGCCAAAAGACTTCAAGAAACTTTAAGAACCACAGTGGGATCCAAGCAAAAGAAGGCTCCAAAATCACTGAGCGAATCTGTTAATAAGCGAGGAAATCTTTCTGGTATACTCAATCGGAGACAAAACTTAAACGAAAGCCAAACTGACGATCCTTTTATGAAAAAGATGCAGAAGTTGGCAGGCATTAAAAATAACAAATAAGGAGGTTAAACTAATGTCTATTTTAGAAAAATTAACCGAAGGAATCATAGATCGTAATCTGTCACAGGAAGGGGAAGCTCTTCTTAATAAGTGGACACAAACCGGACTACTTGAAGGCCTTCAAACTGAGAATGCGCGACAAAACATGGCTCGTCTTCTCGAAAATCAAGCGAAGGAACTCCTTCGTGAAAGTAACACAATGGCTGGTGGAGACGTTCAAGGTTTCGCTGCTGTTGCATTTCCCATTGTTCGTCGTGTATTCGCCGGACTGATCGCTAATGATCTTGTTAGTGTTCAACCAATGTCGTTGCCCTCAGGGCTCGTATTCTTCCTTGACTTCACTTTTGGAACGGCGGGGCTGAGCCCTCGTCTTGGTGAGGCCTCGGGATCATCGATCTACGGTCAAGGTGTGGTAGGATCACAAATCACTGGTGGTGTAAACTTGAACAGCGCCAACATTGATAAGCAGCCCTATGCGTTTGCATCTGCTTACGGTTCTCCAACTGGTTCGACAAATGTCAATCAGCTTCAACTTGTTGCTAAAGATTTACAAGGAAACGCACTACAGGTCAACTGCAGTGGTACATTGAAACTGGGTGATGGCCTAACTGGTTCTTATGGATATCAGCTGAGAGATCTTATTAAAGCTGATCCGGATCTTATTGATGAACATTCGGGATCTTATTTCCGTATTGGTCTCTATCAACCACAAACCAATTTCAACTATGATGATCTTTCTCAGTTGACCCTTCAATCAGGAGGTCTCAATGCAGGTACGGTTGCTGCCACTCAAGTGCGTCGTTTGACTCAAGTTGACCCCAATGATGTTTCAAGCACTCCTAGGGTTTATGTGGTCTATGTATCAGCTTCCACCGAGCCGATGAATTCAGGTGTTGGCGTGTCTGGATTCGTTTCTGGAACAAACACCGGATACCCAATTGTTGATGGCTTTACAAATGTAGGAGCTGGATCTATTGGTGCTGTAGTTGGTACAGCGACTTGGGGACTGGAAAATAATCCTCATATCCCTGAGATCGACATCCGTGTCGACAGTGTGGCGATCACCGCACGAAGCAAGAAGTTGAAAGCAAAGTGGACTCCTGAATTGGGACAAGACTTGAATGCTTATCACAACTTGGATGCCGAAGTAGAATTGACTTCTATCCTTTCAGAGCAAATTGCTTTGGAAATCGATCAAGAAATCCTTTCTGATCTTGTTAACGGTGCAACCGGGCAAACCTATTATTGGTCTCGCGCACCTGGACTGTTTGTAAACCGCGTTACTGGTCAAGAAATTGGTGCTGCTTCTGCTGCTCCTGACTTCACTGGTACAGTGTCTGAATGGTATGAGACATTGATCGAAACGATCAACGATGTTTCAGCTCAAATCCACAGAAAGACATTGCGTGGCGGTGCTAACTTCGTAGTTTGCGGACCCGAAGTGGCTAACATTCTCGAATTCACTGCTGGATTCCGTGCGAATGTTACTGCTGACGCTGACAAAGGCGAAATTGGCGCTGTGAAGGTAGGTTCCTTGAACCGTAAGTTCGACGTTATTGTTGACCCTTACTTCCTTCGTAACGTAGTTCTAGTAGGACGTAAAGGCTCTTCATTCCTAGAGTCTGGTTATGTTTATGCACCTTATGTGCCTCTGCAAACCACACCAACAATCTTCGGACCCGAAGACTTCGTGCCACGTAAAGGTGTCATGACTCGTTACGGTAAGTTGATGGTACGCCCTGATATGTACGGTCTTGTGATCGTCCGTGGTCTCCTCGGAGAAGCCGGCGCTACCTCTTAATTCGAGTAGTTAGCATAAAAAAGAGACCCTCGTCCTTGTGGCGGGGGTTTTCTATTTTACGGAAACTACTTATAGTCGAGGAGAATTATCTCTTCGTTAATTGACCTTAACAATATTCATTATAGGAGGAATTATTATGGGTACGAAAAGAGTAGGTTGGGCGCGTATACGCAGCCTGATTAACGAAAACGCAAATCAATTAAAAACTAAATATGAACAACAACTTTCGGCATCAGCTGCTACAGCATTAAATGCAGGAAACAGTGGGGTTATAGTCCTGATGGGATCCGGCCAAGACATAACATTGCCAACAGCACAAGCCGGTCTTAGCTATACATTTACTTGGGCAGAGGACAATGGAGCAGCTAGTACCATTACAGCTACAACTCCAAACTTTCTTGCGGGTGCAATTCAAGAACACGTTGGAGCTAAAACTCATAACCATCACGGAAATGGATCTTCCAACCTGGTTCTTACTTTAGGAACAGCTATTGCAGCAGGTGATACCATACAGATGCACAGCAATGGTACTTTGTGGTTTTGCACGGGAATGGTCAGCGGTGCTGGCGCCCAGGGTGCAGTATTTAGTAATTCATAAACTTTAACTACGTATTTGAAAACCCCCGTCCTTCGACGGGGGTTTTTCTTTTTTAAACACTATTTAAGAGACTAGGAGAGTGTTATGGGAAGAAGACGAAGAAGATTAGTTCAGCGACGAACTAAAGCTCGCATCGAAGCGGCCAAGATGAATCCCACGTTGGGACAAGAAAATTCAGTAGCACAGGCTGCTCTTCAAGAAGCAGTGCAAGAGGTTTTGACAGCAACTACAACGACTGAAGCAACTGAAACCACCGCTGAAACGACGACGACAACCACTGCGGAGACGACTCCGACACCGAAAAAAACTACCAAGCGGACGACTGCGAGAACAAAGGCTACTAAAGCAACAAAAACAAGAGCCACCAAAGCCCCCGCTAAAAGAACAACTAGAAAGAAAACACGAACCTCAGTACAAAGTAATTCCTCCAAATAATTATTGAAGAACTCAATTGCCCTCGGAGATAAAAGCTCCGGGGGTTTCTTATGTTAACAACTAATTACAAAGAGCGGAGGAATAATGTATGGCTTTTCCAAGTTTATCACCAACATCGACAGTATCGGCAATAACGCTACCGGCAACCGGCACTGTTGGGGATGTTGCTGCCACTCTAGCTATTGGTTTTTACAGCGGTAGTTCACCCTTTTTATCTGGTGCTGCTGCTCAAGTTGCTTATACTTATAAACGCTTGGGCGGGGATGTTCTGGACATAGAAATTAAAGCTTCCAATGTCTATAATCATTATGAAGAGGCTTGTCTTGAATATTCGTACATAGTTAACTTACACCAAGCACGAAATGCCCTTGGAAGCGCCCTAGGCGGTGAGACCGGTTCTTTTGATTATCAAGGGAACATGTCCGGGACAATGAATAAAGCTCTCAAATATCCTAAATTCTTATTTGATTATGCTTTCCGTGTTGCGGATAAGTTTTCAAGTGAGACTACAGTGGGAGGGGTTACTCCCCTTTTCTCCGCTTCATTTGCTAGCGTTAGCGAACAACAAAATTATAATTTACAAACCATTGTAAGTTCTTCTGCTGCCGATGGTGGTGTGCCCTTCGCTCACTTGGTCAATCCAGCTAAAATGAAAACTAAAAGAATTAAAATCCGTCAGGTTTATTATTTATCTCCGCGACAAATGTGGCGCTTCTATGGTTATTATGGAGGACTAAATGTAGTAGGGGATTTCCATAATTACGGTCAGTATTCCGATGATTCCACTTTTCAGGTCATCCCTGTGTGGCAGAATAAACTCCAAGCCATTTCTTATGAGGATCATCTCTATACCAGAACTTCTCATTATTCTTATGAGATTAATGATAACATTTTGAAACTTTATCCTCCACCAGATGATGTCTCTCCAGAAAGATTTTGGTTTCGTTTTACGATTCAAGATGATGACCCCTATGCAACGGGCTCTTACGACGATGGGTTGGACGGCATAAACAATGTTAACACAATGCCGTTCGAAAACATTCCTTTTAAGAATATTAATTCTATGGGGCAGCAATGGATTAGAAAGTTTTCCTTGGCGTTGTCTAAAGAAACTCTCGGACAAATTCGAGGCAAGTTTGGCAATTCGGTGCCCATTCCTGGGGATAATGTTAGTCTTAATGCTACCGAATTACTCTCTCAGGCTGCATCGGAACAAACAACATTGCGCGAAGAGTTGAATAAGCAACTAGATGAAACTTTATACGCTCAACTGGCGGAAACAGACAAAGGGATGGTAGAAAATACCAATGCGCTGGTGGCGTTGTCGCCATTAAAAATTTATGTGGGATAAGTAAATGAGCAACAAATGGACACGACCAGCACAGCCACCACCCCCGATGTTCTTCGGACAAAAAGAGAAGAATCTTGTCAAGCAAATTAACGATGAAATCATCGAACAAGTTGTAGGACAACAGGTTCTTTATTTCCCCATGGACATCGAACATACCAATTATCATCCGCTGTACGGCGAGGCCATAGAAAAAACTTTCTTACATCCTGTCCGAGTTTACGCTCTGGTAGACTATGAAGGCATTGAGACCTCTGACATGGAGAATTTTGCCATCGACAAGGCTACTAAAATTAAAGTCAATTTTCATAGACGGCGCCTCACAGAAGATCAGAATTTATTTGTGAGGGTAGGAGATTTTGTAAGATTTGGAGAAGTTTTTTATGAAATTGTTAAGCTAATGGAGCCCAAATTACTTTTCGGACAACCAGAATCTCGCTTTGAAATTCAAGCGGAGTGTATACGATCAAGGGATGGACTATTCAATGCCGAGTAAACTAGTAACTACATTTGACCCCTCTACTTTAGAGACGATTGACGCAGCGGTTTATGAGTTCGTCAATGAACAATTGAACATCTATACTACTACTAACAAAGGATGGACGAAAGTGCCCGTATTGTGGTTAGGAACGGAACGAGCTTATCAGATTAAGCACGATAAAGAGTTGAGAGACAAAGTGGGAAAACTGAAGCTTCCGCTGATCACAATCACACGAGCTAGTGTTGTCAGAGATGAATGGAAAGGTTCTTATCAATCTTATTATCCCGTGGAACAGCCTTATGGCGGTGGAAGCGTANCGATAACCAAAGTGATTAATCAAAGCAAGACGCGTAATTTTGCAAATGCGGATGCTAATCGATATAGTCAGGGAAGTGGATCGGTACAGCCGAGGATCTACAATAGAAAAATTGTCTACGATACCATTACAATTCCTAAACCCACGTATGTCACTTGTATGTTCGAGATCAACATTCGCACTGAATATCAGCAGCAAATGAACGACTTAATTCCCCCATTTGTCATTGATCAAAAGAACGCGTTTAAAATTGGTAACACGGGGCATGCGTATGAACTATTTATACAGGATAATTATGGTTTAACCGATAATTTAGCCGCTTTGGGACAGGACGAGCGTACATTTACAGCAAAAATTGAGTTCAAAGTGTTAGGCTATCTAGTTGGGCACGGTAAAAACAGAGAGAACCCCCAAATAACTCGCAGAGAGAACGCCGTAGAGGTGAAGATTTCCAGAGAACGAGTGATTGTGGGTGAGAAACGGCCTTGGGCGAAAGACGATGGGAAATATAGAGAATTTTGACTTTCAGAATTTACTAAACTATTTACTACGAATAAGACTACACTCAAGGAGACTTTTTAATGCCTACGAAATTTGACTTTCTTTCTCCCGGAATTCAGTTAAGAGAAATTGANGAATCACAACTGGAACCAGTCCGCGAACATGACGGAATCCTCTTAATCGGNAGAGCCCGATCGGGTCCTGCGATGAAGCCCATTAAAGTTAAGAACCTTAACGATTATGTGGAAATTTTTGGTAACCCAATAGATGGTGTCCGCCAAGCCGACCCTTGGAGAGACGGAAACACTGGTGCTCCTAACTATGCTGCCTATGCTGCTCAAGCTTATTTGGCTTCGGGCGTAGGCCCCGTAAAGTATGTAAGACTTTTGGGAAAACAGATTGATACCACCGCGGCTAATCTTGCAGGCTGGAAACTAGGAGGATCTCCTAGCAGAACCATAGGTCAAAATTCGTGTGCTTATGGGCTTTTCGTATTTCCTTCGGCTTCGAATTGTGATCCAGCAGTCGCTTCCAACGAAACTGTTAATGGTAATTTGGCAGCTGTTTTTTATATGACATCCTCTGCTATTGGACTTGTAGGAACGACTGTTTCTAACAATGCTCGACTGCCTGGCGTAGCTGTTACTATACCATCAAGCTCTACTTTTATTCAGGCAGCGGGAGCTAGTTGTGAATTTAACATTCGACTCTGTTCTCTTGTGGCTTCAGTTCAAACTACATCTAGTTTTACTGTAAACTTTGACGAATCCAGTCCCAATTACATTCGTTCTGTGTTGAATACTGACCCTACCTTAATGAACCGAGCGGCAACAAATTATTATGAGCAAAGCGCTTCTAACAAATATTACTTCTTGGGCGAAAGTTATGATGTAAATGTCATGAACATGACATCCGCATCCACTGCCNATACGATAGGAGTAATTTTAGCACTCAAGACTGGATCTTACGGCTGGGGGAATTTCCAACAGCAGCTAACTGCAGCTAAGTCTGGTTGGCTTTTAGGAAATCGCCCAAACCAGAAGAGGCTCTTTCGGCTCGTTGCTCTCGATGATGGAGTTGACTTCCAAAATAAGTATTACGCAAGAATTTATAGTATTAAACTGCCCACTTCTATCGATCCTGTGGCAAGTTTTGCTATGGACATTATGCGCAGGGCAAATAAAGATTATGCCGTTGAAACTTATTCAGGTCTCACCTTAGATAAAAATGATAGCAATTACATTGGAAAGCGCATCGGAGACATGAGCGAGACCTGGAACACAGCCACAGGGCGCTTTGACCTTTCAGGAAAATACAGCAACGTATCGAGCCTCGTGAGAGTAGANGTTAATAGTGATGTCAATNTTCGAGACTATCCATTTGGTTGGAGTGGTCCCCGAAAAATCAACAACATCAACCTTGGAGGAATGGCAGGCACTAATACTACTACAGACAATTCCACTGGGGGTGGTTATACCCTGGGAGGTACGAGTATACCTTTGGCTCAGACTGCTGGATTTCTATCTGGTGGGTGTCAAGGGGTTACTGCATCCATTGCGTTCCCAACTCTTCCTCTAACAACCGAAGGTACCAAGCTGGGAGGAGATTTCTTACCTACCGATACCTTTGGTCTTTGGTGTAGGCGTTCAAATCGCTTGGCGTTTAATAAGAGCTATTTTGATCTTGTTCTCCGAACTGGTCCTAATGCCGCCATCGACCCTCACTTAGGGGCTGGTGAATCCTTAGCTTACGCTGGGGTAGTCTTTACTATGGATGACATTACGGGAAGTGAAAACGGAGGTGTCCCCACGGGCAAGTATTTCTTAGCTTCAGGCTCTTACGATCTGGGCGTTGGTGCTGCTGGATCTTCCATCACGAGAGGATCAGGATCTGCGGGTCTGGTGGATACACTAAGAATTCATAGATTCTCTTTCCCATTCTTTGGAGGAGCTGACGGTATCGACCAAACTTATGCCGATCCGTTTAACAATAGCGTTTTGGGTGATAGTACGACTAACTCGGCTCATTACAGTGTAAACCAAGCCATGAAAATGGTAGAGGATCCTGATTATATTCGTTATGATTTGATTTCAATGCCAGGACTCGTAGACAGTACATTGGTAGATAAGATGCTTACTATAGCGAGCACTCGGGCTGATGCACTAGCAGTCATCGATGTCGGATCTGGCGGAGGTATCTACCGACCTGATTTTGATACACTCACGAACGCTCAAGCTGCGTCGGTTACCAGTATTATTAGCCAGATTGCAACACGACAGTATGATACTTCGTATGGATGCACTTATTTCCCCAATGTGAGAGTAAAAGATACCTTGAACGGTAACGACACTGTGTTTGTTGCTCCTCCTTCGGTCGCTGCCATAGGTGCAATTGCCAAATCTGAAGCACAATCACAACCTTGGTTTGCCCCTGCTGGATTTAACCGTGGGGGGTTGGGTCGACTCGGAGGCCTACAAGGACCCATCGTCGTAGGTGCTTGGCAGCATCTCACTAAAGACGATAGAGATCAATTATATCAATCTAAGGTTAATCCGATTGCGAGATTCCCAGCCACAGGTGACACTGTTATCTTTGGTCAACGAACTCTTCAACAGCAACCATCGGCATTAGACAGAATTAATGTACGACGATTGATGATCTTCTTAAAGAAGCGGATTGGAGACATTGCTAACACAATCTTGTTTGATCAAAATCTCCAAGCAACGTGGAATAGATTTAAAACACGTGCCGATGCTGTATTGTCTGAGGTCAAAGCTGAAATGGGTATTTCTGAGTACAAACTGGTACTTGATGAAAGCACAACTACCCCTGATTTGATTGACAGAAATATTATGTACGCTAAGATCTTCATCAAGCCTGCTCGGGCTATTGAGTTTATCGCGATCGATTTCATTATCACGCGATCTGGTGTAGAATTCGATTAAGCCACTAATTAAAACATAGGAGATATGAAGAATGGCATTTTGGACAGAACAAACAACAGAACCGAAAAGAAATTATAGGTTCCTTGTAGAAATCACAAACCTTGGAGCCGGTGGTTCCGACTCTGTACAATGGTGGGCGAAAACTTTTAAAGTTCCGTCGTATGCTATTTCGGAGACAACTCATGATTTTATGGATAATAAGTATTATTTCCCTGGTCGACTTACCTGGGACGATGTGACCCTTCAGCTCGTTGATCCGGTATCTCCTAACGCAGTTGCATTAACAAACCAAATTATTGTAGATTCTGGTTATGATGTGAAAACATCGACTGACCTGAACCAGCCCGAGACGATGTCTAAGAATAAGACAGTTGGAGCACTAGGAGATGTGGTGGTTTCCATTCTTAATTCAGATGGAAAAACAATCGAACAGTGGACATTAAAAAATTCTTGGATTAAAACAGTCGTTTGGTCTGATCTTGCGTATGACAACGATGAGCTTCGCACAATCGATATTACATTCCGTTATGACTGGGCTGTATGCGATAACACCGGAGCACCACAAGTCGGGACTGATCCCTTCCAATTTGAAGTTTAGGTGACCTATGTCTTTCTGGAATATACCCAGCGTCGACCCCAAAAGAAAATTTCGATTCCTTCTGCAAACGCCTGGATGGCCTACTCAAGGAGAGGACATCTGGGTGTGGATTCGCACAGTGACAAAGCCTTCTTATGAGATGACCACTGGTGACTATCAATTAGGCAACCACAAATTTAAATATCCTGGCGTTGTCACCTGGAATGATGTATCCATTACCATTGTAGACATGAAAGACCAAACGTACCAATTATATGATAATCTTAAGAAAATGGGGTGGAATTTGCCAGGCGACGGCGGAGGAACGGGATTGAGCAAAGCCGCTTCGGGAACCCTCAAGGATGTAATCATCCAACAGCTTGATGCTGCCGGCACGACAATCGAACAATGGACATTAAAGGGCGCATTTATAAAATCTGTAGACTTTGGGCAACTATCGTATGCGGATGATGAGATGGTAGAATTAACTATGGGAGTTTCTTACGATTATGCGGAATTAATACTGAATCCCGGAGCACAAAATGCCGCAGATGCTGCTGAAGCAGCTGGTCTCACTGGCGCGCAAAGAGCACTTCAAGGCTTTGCCAATGTCGATCCGAACTTGATCCCAGGTTAACTGATTAATCTACAAAAACACGAGGTGAAAATTGAGTAGAAATAAAAAAAGGCTTAAAGGTCATAAGCCAGAACCCACGCAACCCCCAGTTCAACTTAACCCGTTGAGCTTTGTTGCGCCGACCGAATTCGTTGAACTACCGTCAGGAGGAGAATTCTATCCAGAAAAGCATCCTCTCCATCGAAAAGACACAATTGAAATTCGGTACATGACCGCTAAAGA